CTCGATTCAAAAGCAAATCCGCGAGAAAACTCTCCCTCCTGGCCCTGCCGATCGTTGGAAGTCGGCACAACGTCATTGGTCTGAACTCATGACAGCCTACCAGCTGGCGTACGGGACCTTATCTTTCGATAGGAGGTCCCTCAACCGCAAGCGACTGTCACAGTTCCTCCGGTTCATTAGGGGCTTCGTCTGCAACGGCATGCCTTTCCTTAAAGGATGGGCACACCAGCAAAGACTAAGCGCCTTAACGTTCCGATTGACGGACCGCAAGGATCTATCACACAGGATAGAATCCGTGTTTGCGGCCTCGACAATAACCAGAGCTGTGGCAACGACCGTGACCAACAAGGACCAGGATGAATCCACCTCCGCAGCGTACCACAGGTGGCAAGACTCGACGAAGGAGATCTTACAGGATCACTGGGAGTCCGTCGCAGTGGAGCAAGTCGCTCGACTCCTTCAAAGGGTCTCGAGGCACAAGCTGTCAGAGGAGCGCGAGGACGACATCTCGTGGCCATCTACAGGTGATAAGGTAACGCTACCTTTCTACGCCCAATGCAAATGCAGCTCAACAGAGCTGGATAAGCGAGGGGTAGGAGGCGCGTTACTCTTACCAGATGAAGAAGACCAAGAGAGTGTCGCACCACGCTGCACTTCTGAACTGCTCAAGTACCAAGAGTTCTACGGTGCCGCGGCCGGACGAGAATTCAGCGCGCGTACTCGACCAACACGAATGTTGGGAGCACCACGCGAGAGTGACATCCAAGAGTGGAGAGACAAAGTGAAAGCAGTCAACGATCGCATCAAGCGAAACGTATGCGGACCGGTTGTCCCCAACGGAGAACGTATCCTACGTCAGTTCGAAATCAATCATAGATTGAACGAACCTCTCGTAAGAGCTACGTGTATCCCCGAAATGGGAGGCAAAATCCGGACAGCATCCGTCCACCAATGCGACGAAGTCTACGTATCACGACGTCTCACACAACTCTGGATGCCAGCTCTAAAGAAACTCGCCCCTAGCCGCTTCACCTTGAAGGGCGAGACGATCAAGCTCCGACGAACTCGGGATCCTGTGAAAGACCGCCACGACGCCATGCTATATTCAGCGGACTTAAGCGCAGCGACAGATTGGATCCCTCACTCCATTGCCCGCAAGGTTGCCCGGGTCATCAACTCCTCCATCTTCGAAAAGACGAAGAAGTGGGACTCCGTGGCCGACATCATACTGGGTAAGCACCAAATCTGGGACCATAACGGTTCACACTCCGAAGAATGCAAACCATGGACCAGACAGGAGCTCATCAACCAGCAG